GTTGGACGTAGTCGATGTCGAGGTCGTTGACTCGGCCGACGAAGAGTGGTTCGTCTCCTGCGCTGCCTCCGTAGATTTGGACGAAGCGTCGTGGGGCGATGCCGTAGCCGCCTTGGAAGTAGGTGGACGCGGTGTTGGCTGGGTCGAAGGAGCGGCCTGAGGCTTTGTCGTCGAGGATGATGCTGGCTTGTCCGATGTTCATTGTGTCGAGTTGGGTGGTGCGTCCTCGTCGGATTTGGACGTTGGTGACGTATTCGGTGACGTCGGCGAAGTCGGTTGATCCGTCAAGTACGTCGGGTCCGTTGAGTGTGGACGAGTCGAGGGTGAATGCGTCTTGCAGTAGCCCGGTGTCCAATAGGACTTTGTAGGTTTGTCCCCAGATTGCTGTCTTGGCCATGGATCAGATCGGGGTGTAGAAGCCGTATGAGCGGTCCAACTTGTCCAAATAGTCTTGGATTTCTTGTGCAACCTGCAACGGGTTGACGATGCTGGAGTTGACGGTGATGTCCACTTTGTCAGGCATCGTGCGTTGACCGAGCATCGGAGTTGCCGGTGACGCACCAGGTGACGGGACGCTCGGAATGTTCACGGTACGACCAGCCTGCTCAGCGGCCGACGCCAACTCCTTGTACGCCTGCTTCAGATTGCGAATCGCATCAGCCTCACTGTTGATCGCATCCTGAAGACGCCACGTCGCCTCCTCCTGACGTTCCTTGGCATCATTCACCGCATCCAACAACGTCCGATAAGTGTTCGAGTCCGGCAACGCACCATTGACAATCTCATTCAACTTCTGCTGAGCCGAAGCCAACGTATTCGTCGCATCAACCTGAGAATCAGTCGCATCAGCAACACGCAACTTCGCCTCAGCCAACCGAATCTCAAGCTCACGAATACGCTGCGGAGTCGTCTCCGGGTCCTTGCGAGCCTCAGCCAACTCCTTCTCTGCATCAGCCACCGCAAACACCGCATCCTCCACCGCATACCCGGCACGCTCACGATCACGTTGCGCACGAGACAACGCCCGCTCAGCATCCTTCGCCTCAGCCGACCCCGAACCATACCCAGCCACCGCCCGATTGAACGCCTCCTGGGCATCCGTCAACTGCTGGTTCGCCTGATCCAACGACTTCTGCGCCGATGCTCGACCACGCTGAGCAGACGTCAACGAACGCTCAGCCGCCGTCGTCTTGTCAACCTGCTGACGGTATTCCTTCAACTTGTCCCCAGCCGACTTCACTGCACCACCAACCTTCGTGGAGATGCTGGCCACATCCTCACTGCTCGCCGATGATTTGATGAGGCTGGCTTCGAGTCGGCTGAGCCGGTCGGTTGTGACCAGGGCTGAGCCTGAGACTTTGAGGAATGCGGTGTTGGTGTTGAGTACCGCTTGACGTAGCGCATCAAACTTTGCTGGGAGTTGGGCGGTGGTGTTGATGAGTTTTTGTTCTGCAACATCCAATGCAATGACGACCGCGGAGGACTTCACGAATGTCATCACGTTGCCGGTGACGGCCGATAAGGTGGCCGCCACCAAACCAAGGTTCTGCACCAGGTTGACGAGTTCTCGGCTCGTCTGAAGCACCGACATTGTGACCTGCTCAAAGGTGTCAATCGCCTTCAACCCGAACTCTCCAAGGGACGCAATCGCAATGATGGCTGCTTCCTTGAAACCTTTTTCACCTAACTGTTCGGCGAATACCTGCACCGCAGGCAACATTCGTTCGTTGATGAACGTCACGAACCGCAAGAAGTACGGGAGCAGAAGTTGACCGAGCGTGGCTGAGATGTTGTCGAACTGTGCTTTCAGGATTCGCTGTTGGTTGGCGAGTCCGTCGGAGGTGCGGGCGAAGTCGCCTTGCGCATCGGAGGTTTGTTGGAAGATGACTTCGGTTGCGGCCAGCACCTTCTGTTGGGCGGTGAGTGCCCCGGTGCCGTTGTAGATACCCATCTCCATCGCAGCAGATTTGAGGGCTGCGTCATTGAGGAGAACACCGAAGCGTCGGATTGGTTCTGCTTCGCCACGCAACGCGGCACCGATCGCCTGGATGGCTTCCTCAGGACTCGTGTTGTTGAACGAGGCGAGGTCGGAGGCGAGGGTGACGAACTCGGTGGAGAACGTCGCCAATTCGGTTCCCGACAACCCGGCAGCCTTTCCGAAAATACCGAACGTCGCAGCAGCGTCGATGGCCTGCTGTTTGGTTTGACCGAGTGCGGTAGCCGCCCCGCTGGCGAACGTCTCAATTTCTCGTGATGCCGCCCCAAAGATTTGTTGACTCTTGGAGATGGTTTCGTTGAGATCGCTGGCGCGTTGAATGGCGATGAATGATGCTGCGGAGAACGCTCCGACGGCTGCCGCACCAATGGCGGCAACCTTCTGGAATACGTCGAACCCTTTGCGTAGCCCACCAAAGAGCTTCTCGGAGAACTCGTCCTGAAGGTTGCGACCCTGCTTCTGGAGTTTCTTGAATGACGCTATGGCGTCGTCAGAGTCGCCCAGAATGCGAATGAGAAATGTGCGTTCACCGGCCATGCCACGGTGATTCTACTCTCAGTCGGTCAGCGCATTTTCCAGAGCTAGCAGGTCGTTATGAATCAACTCAAGTGCTTCACGCTTCGTCAACCCTTCGTAGCGTGACATGTTCTTGGGACGAGTCCAATAGTCCTCATTCAAGAACTCGGCTGGTCGTCGCAAAGTGCGAACCACCTTGGAACGGTCACGAGGGTTCGATACACGGAACACTCGTGGCGGTTCGGTGATGCAGTTGATCGTCGGGTCGAGCATCCGACCGCCTTGGTATCGAACCTCAAACGGCATCCCTTCTGCGTGTTGTGGGAGGTAGAAGATTCGTGCCGGGTCTTTGGTTGCTGGGTCGGCTGGGAGTCGGAGTCGGGCAACGGTTTCCTGCCAGACGGTGTTCCACCATTCGACGGGGACTGGTTCGCTGAACGGGATGACGACATGCCAATGCGGGTTGTCGTCACGATGCGACCATGTCGTGTAGGCACAGTAGGTGAGGCCGTCAAGTCGTGCCTGCTCAAACCCTTCCCCGTCAAGGTCTGCGACGAAGGCGTGAACGGAGAGGACGTTGGCGTTGCCTCGACTGGTGCGCGGGATGTAGGTGACGGGCGAGTAGAGGTCGCCTTTGGATTTGTCGTCTCGTTCCTTGTGATGGTGGAGCAGGTCGACGAACTGCATCCAGTCGTCGGCGTATGGTTTTGACCAGCGTGATTGAACGGTCGGGAATCTCACTACAGAGAACATTGGCGGGCCTCCTAGGTTCAGGTTAGCGGGTCGGCTGCCCCGCTCCAAGTCACTTGAATAGCTCCCGTTTCATCACAGTGTTGATGGCTTGTAGGTATTCCTGGGCGATGTTTTTCTTTTCTTTGCGGACGGTTGGCCAGAAGAAGTAGCCCGATCTGCCACGATGGCGGAGGAATTGGCTGGTGGATTTGCGTGCTCCGCCACCGAATTCTGCACCGAAGAACACGTCACCTCGTGTCACCTTGGTCTTGCGTTTCCGGTTTGGTCGACTCTTGGATACGAAGCCGGAACTTTGCGAGAGTTTGATGGTGGGGAGGCGGTCACTTTGGGCTCGCATACCTTTCATCACTTCCAGGGCTTGACGTGCCCTGGTCACCGATGCTGCTTCTTTGACGGCTTCGTTGACGAGGAGTTGGGCGACGGCCTTTCCGGCTTTGCGCATCTCTTTGTTGAAGTTCGGTTCGATACGTTGCAGGTCGTTGAGAAGGTCTGTGAGGCCTTCGACTTGGATGGCGACACCGATGCTGCGTTCGTCGCGTCCTCCAGTGGGAAGCTTGTCGGAGATGCGAAGTGCTGAAACTATTGCCATGTCAGCCTCGGAACGGTGTCGGGTTCTGTTTCACCATTTTCCATCTTAGATAAGCGGACATGGTGAACAGCATCCGTGGTGATTCTTGGAGTAGTGCGGACGGGGCGATGCCCGTCTCACACGACAAATACGCAATCAGCCAGTGGGCTGATTCCTCTCCAAAGGGACGATCCGGGCGTCATCGCCACCGAGCTCCAATTCTTCAACGGTGAGATTCCATGCATCAAACTCAAGTGCCGTCTGCTTGTTTCGTTTCTCGGCGTGCCACGCAATCCACGCAAGATCGGACAGCCGTAGTTCGGTGTCCATCTTGGCGACGGATTTGTTGTGCACGTTCTCGAATGCGATGAAGTCGGAGAACTGTGCGATGACAAGTTTCTTCGTTCCGCCTTCATAGACGACGGTCATTGGCAGTTTCATTTGTTACCTCCGCAAGGTGAAGTGGTTGAGATTACGCGCCGACGCTCTTGGTGATTGCACCTGAAATTGGGAACGTCACATCGGCGGTGGCGAGTTCGCCGACCGCACCGTTGACCGGAGTCCATTCGGTGACAAGCACCGAGAAGGTGTAGGAAGGGTTGCTGGTTGAGGCAGCGGCCGTTCCGTTTGGCTTCACAACGCAGGTCACTGCGGTTGAGCCGACGAGCGGGAAGAAGATTCCGTCGATGGCGTTGTAGTCGTTGTGGATGCTGAACGTCACCGAGTTGTCGATGAGTCCCGATACGCGGGTGACGGCTGACGATCCGAATGCGGTGGTCGCAACCTCAGCAGCGGTGGTCGAGAGTGACACGGATGCCACGTTCGCCGAGATGTCCGTGCCGTTGAACGTGATGTTCGCATCTTTCAGAACGAGCTTTGCCATGACTATTTGTCTCCTGCCTTATCGGCTTTCGAGGGTTTCTTGACTTCTTCTACAACTGGCGTGAGGATGCCTGCTGCAATCAACAACTCTACATTGTCAACGCCGCTTCCGTCCACATGCCCACCGGGTTTCACACCAGTCACCGGGAACGGTCCAGACACAAGATACTTCGCCATGTTCTAAGCGTACACCGTCACTTGGAAGTCGACGCTGAGATACGTTGTATCGTTCGCATCAAAGTTGAGGATGTTGCGGGCCGAGGTGCAGATCAGGTCTTGCACGATGCCACCCAAGGTTCGGTCTGCTTCAATGGCTCCACGAATTGACTGGTCGCCGGAGTAGGAAAGATAGCCGTCCAAGCGGTCTTGGGCAGTGCGTTCGGATTGGCGTGATACCACGACCTGCACGGTGAACTGATGCACGACGTTCCCCGCACCCATCGCCCCGTGATAAGTGACTTCTTCGAGTACCGGGAAACAGAACGGCGGGTTGACTTGATCTGGCTGATAGTCGTACACCCGCATCTCTGGGATGGTGGCGAGTGCGGTCTTGAGGCCGTCTTTGATTTGGTTGACGGTTGCCGTCATGCGAACATCCGCATTCGTCGGTACGGCTCAACCAACTGAGCCATGTCAGGGTCAAGGAACCGAGAAACACGGATAGCACCCAAGTCACCGAATCCGGCAACACCGAGCGGTGAATCGTAACGCTTGAAGATGCGTGACGCTTGGATGATGCACGCCTGGGTGATCGGGTCTGGGACGGCAGCCCAACCCCATTTGGCGGTCACCTGAACCAATGCCTGCTCACCATAGTTCGCATTCACGGTCGGGAAGAGGTAGTCGCCGATGGCACGCAGTTTGTCGTAGGACCACGTCAACCCGTCAAGCACTCCGTTCAACGGTTCAAGCTGCACGTCGGTGGATTCCCAAGTGACATCGAAGTTGCCGTCAGCGAACGTCGATGTCTTGAGCACGAAGTCGGTGGTGGTGTAGAAGTCATCAACGTCGCAAACGTATTCGCTGTTGGCTTGGAATACTCGTGCCGTCGCCGATGACGCAGCCCAGAACTGACGGTTGCAATACCCGTCAATGAGACGTGAAGCGGCACCAGCACAGTTGTCAATCAACGCATCATCGAGCGTGTCGGCCGTCCCGATACGAAGAGCAGCCTTGATTTGAGCGCGAGTCGCATACAGGTTTTCGTTGGCCATACCCGCTCAATCCTACTCGTCGTCACTGCTCAGGTTTCAGCAACGCAGGCCACTCAGGACCAGGAATCACCCGACCAGTTTTCAAGTCCGAAATGAAACACAGAATCTCCATCTCCGCAGCACGATCCGCCTCAAACGAAGTCTGCCCCGGCTCATAACACCACACGAACTTCTGTCGAGTATCAAACGACGCCTGAACCCCATGCCACCGTAACTCAGCCCACGAAATCCAATCCCGCCACTTGTGCAGACGTTGAGGGTATTTCCGTTGAACCTCCAACCGAATCATCTGCAATCCTGGCATCCCGTTGTGCCCCAAGTCGAGCAGATTCATCCACTGGCTCGGCGTCCCATAGCAGGCGTTCCCGTTACCCCACCGACCCGACACATTCACCACGTCACCAGCCAACGGCAAATCCGCAAAGAAGTCTGGGTCAAACTGTTCATCAACACCACACAACATCACCCACTCCGTTGTCGCATAGTCCAACGCCTTATCAAACGCAGGCCACACTCGGTCATCCCAGAACCGGACCACCGTCCACCAATCAGGAAACTCAGCCTCCACCTCCGTCACCACAATCAACTGCGCAGGACGAGGACTCAACGCCTCCGACATCGCAACGAACCGGGCACCATACCGATCCCAATACTTCTGATTGAACGCCGTGTAGATACCACACCTTTCAGCGGCCGTCATAGAATGACCTCATGCAACCCGCCGACTTCGGACATCTCTTCGCCAGTCACGGCTCCGACAAGACCTGGCACAAATACCACCTCCTGTACCCGAACCTCATACAAGGTCGGACAATCAAACGATTCCTAGAACTAGGACTCTACCTACGCGGTGACGACCGAACCGAACTTCACGCCTGGGCACAAATCTTCCCAGACGCAGAAATCATCGGAGCAGACATCCTCTACCATCCCACCACCGACACCGACCGCATCACCACACACGGCTTCGACCAACGCAACCCCAACAGCATCGCCCTACTCGCCGAAGCCATCGGACCCAACATCGACTTCATCGTTGATGATGCCAGTCACCTCACCGAACTCACCATCAACACCATCCGAGGACTACACCACATCGTCACACCAGGCGGCCTCTACGTCATCGAAGACGTGCGCCACGAACACTTCAAGGCACTCGACTGCCACACCGTTGAAGAACTCGGACCAGTCATCGACGAACTCGGATACAGATGGGAAATCATCACCGGCAAACCCGACGAAGGAACAGCCCACAACAGCTTCCTCATCGTCGTCTACTGCTGACGCCTCCGATACCACGACACCGGGGCACGACCACCCAACACCCACCACGGCAACGACCCGTCCAACTCCTGCTCAATCAACGTCTCCCCACGAATCGAACGCCCCACCGAATAGTTCTCCGCCATAAATCCCTCCGGGTCATCAACCATCAACTCCTGATGACAGAACTCCCGCATCTTGCGTGCAGCCCACTCAGGGCCACCCATCCACGACAAATGCCAACCCGACCGCAACACCGGCAACCCATAGCGATTCGAGCGGATTTGTTGAGCCATACCAGGACGCCTACCCCACGGACCAGCCACCGCCGTGTACTCATCCTCCAAACGCCAATACACACTCATCACCGTCCGCTTCATGATCCACGCATACCAACCGAACCGCAACGCATCCAAATCCTTGACAGCCCAAATCTCATCACAATCACACACCGTCACGATGTCCTCGTCACGCACACCGAGACGCTCGAACTCCACGAACAACTGGTTACGGGTTGCAGCTTCCACATCCCACGGATTAGGCGCAGTCGGAGTATCAAACGGAACCCACTCAATCTTGTCTGCCCACGGCTCAAACCGATCCAGATTCTCAGGTTTCTTCGGTCGCCCGGTGAACGACTTATCACCGACGACGATGACAAACTTGTCCACCACATCAGACAACTCCTGTAACCGGCACTCCAACATGTCCTGCTCACCGTTGTAGAGCACACCGTCAAAGACCCTCAATCCCATCCCAACTCCAGACGCCGATTCAAGTCCCAATCCAACGCCAAATCCTGAACCATCCGTTCCTCAAACAGTCGACGGTTCGCATCAAACGACGCCTGATTCCGTTGCTGAAACTGCGCATTCGACTGCAATGTGCTTGAGTTCCGATGATAGATGGCGGCCGTCGATCGCACGATGTCAACGCCTTTGCGATGCGCACGAATCTCATAGTCATTGTCCTCGAAGTACGCAGGATGGAAACCCTCATGGAACAACCCGACCTTGGCAACGACATCCGACCCCAACCAGAAACACGACCACGGCGGCTTCCCACCCAATACCAGATTCGTCGGAGACGCCAACCTAAACAAATCCACGACACCATTCGCACCGAACGCCACATCATGATTCACAATCAACCACCCGGACGACTTGCACGTCGCCTTGATACCAAGATTCCACGACGCAGCCACACCCAGGTTCGTTGGCATCCGATAGTGAAAGATGCGTTTCGCCTTATCGGTACGCGGTTCCCACAACGGATGATTCCCGTTGTCAATCACCACCAAGTCACCAATCCGACCATCAAACGATGTCAGCATCGAATCCACTCGATGATGCTCCGTGAGCACCGGAACGATTACGACTGGGACGAGCGGCACCACGCAGCGATCTCCTTCATCGCAGGCTTCCAATGCGACTCATACACCGCATCAGCCTGATACTGCTTCGCAAACTCCACCGCCTTCTTCGAGCGGCCACGACCACGCTTGTACGCCTCCTCCAACGCATTCAGAATGCTCGGCACCGAAGGCGTCAGAAACCACGACTTCTGAGCAGCATCCCAGAACGGCTGACCATCCACAACCCAACCATCCCCAACCAACTCCGGCTGAGCCGTGAAGTTTGAGACAATCACCGGGGTACCGCACGCCTGGGCTTCCACCACCGGGATTCCGAACCCTTCACCCATGGATGCAGCCAGAAGCACGTCAGCACCGCTGTAGAGGGCCGCCAGAGCGTTCTGAGGGAGCCCTAGGCGGTAAAGGTACGGGTCAGCGTATTTGATGCGTTCTGGCGCAATACCGCACATCTGGGCCAAGGTCTTGAGGTCGATGCCACCAGCCGAACCAGCCTCCTCAGAGTGCATGTACAACACCGCATCCGGGTGCTTCTCGGCGAACATGCTGAACGCCATGAAGTTCTCGGCGAACGCCTTGCGTGGAGGATAGACACCTTTGTTTGCGGCCGTCATCATCACTACGAACTGATCCTCGTTGAACCCCATGATGTCCCGACCAGTGATGACTTTGTTGGCATTGTCACGCACATGCGGTGTCGGCTTGAACACCGACTCGATACCGTGCGGAACATAGAGGCTTCGGATACCGAGTTTCTCCAACGCTGACGCACCGAACTTGCTCATCGCAATCGGCATCACGTTCGGACGTTGACACCACGCAGCCACATCAGGCGGACAAGGCTGATGGTCAACCGGCACCCATGACGCAATGTTCGGAATCTTCTCCAGATTCGGAGCCTTCAATACCCACACGTCAAACAACGTCATGAGAAGTTTCGGTAGTTGCGTGGCTTGTGTCCACTCCATCCAGTGCGCAACGACGATGTCGTCGCTGTAAGGGTTCATTCCTCGCGGATAGATTTTGATTCCGTTCCACGTCGACGTGGAGCCTTCGAGCCCGTAGATCGCGTGGATTGCGATTTCGTGCCCTTCTTTGATGAGCCTTTGGACCGCTTGCTGGGTTTGTTGGCCGTAGCCCGTGCCCGCCCAGGGCGCGTTTGAGTACCAGAGTGCTCGGACCGCATCCGAGGTTCGATGACTGATTCCTCTGGCAAGTGTGCCACGCCCCGCTGCAAGAGCAGGATCGCCGTCGGGTCGTCCAAATCCAGTGGGACTCCCTTGATGATTACTCGCATTCACGCAGTCTCCTTTCGCAGGTACGCAGGTTGGTATTACGAGTGTAGGTGGGCCGGGACGACCCTGCGTGTTTCGTCCCGACCCACCTGACTCTTATTCGTCCCCAATCAAGGGACTTCAGTGGAAACTGATTAGCTCGCGTTTCCGATGAAGTACTTGATGTGGCTTACTTGTGGCAGGTTGCCGTCCACGCGCATTGTGGCGCGGAAGGTGACGAGGTCCGCGTTGAATGCGTAGTCGTCGCTGCGGTCGAGTCGCAGGCCACCGGCCATGCGAACGTAGTAGCTGGGGAGGTGTCCGAAGACGACCGACTTGGCTGAAGTTGCCTGAGCAGCCATTGCCGGGTTCTCGTACACCGGGAAGTTGAGGAGCTGGTCGTTGCCATCTGCCAGCGCGGGGCTGAAGATGTAGAAGCCAGCGGTGTCCTTCAACTTGCGGACGGCACCGAGTGAAGCGGTGTTCATCATCCAGCCGACGCCAGGGAGACGACGCGCTGCGCCGTCCAGGCTGTACGCCAGGTCGATGAGGTTGTCCGCCGTGAATGCGCCGGAAACTCCGGTGCCACCCGTGACGCCCGAACCAGCGGCAGCCACAACACCCTTCGGTGCGTTGGTGCCTGAGCCGGTGGTGAGGTCAGCGTTGACCTTGAAGCCGAGCGCGTTGCCGGTCTGGGTTGCAAGGAAGGAGAGGATGTCCACTCCGGAGTCCTCGATGAGTTCACGGCTCAACTGCACCAGGAACGAGTACTTGTACGCGCCCAAGGTGATGAAGCTGTTGAACGTCGGATCGGACTCGGAGATGGCCGTGCCTTCACCCGTGATGGCAGCCGTTGACCAACCAGCCTGCGAAGGAATCTGGAGGTTCTCGCCACCGGCAGTGCGCAGCACTGTGGAGGTGTCGAGCATTGGGCCGACCAAACGAGCCTGTGCGATGACCTGGTCGAAGAACGAGGTCGGTACTGGTGCGCCGCTTGAAGTCTTGACGACATCACGAGTCTCGAAGGTGAACGAACGCATTTCGCCACGAGCCATCGAGCGGATGGTGTCCGCGTCGGTCGAGGCAGCCTTCGTCTGACGTACTTGGCCAGCGATCTCGCGGGTTGCCGCTTCAATCTTGGCTTCACGCTCGGCATCGGCCTTGAGGGCTTCGATGCGAGCAGCACGCTCGTTGAGCTCGTCGTTCATCTTCTTGTACGACGCTTCTTCTTCTGCGGTCAGGTCGCGCTTTTCGGCGGCTGCGGTGTCGAGAAGAGCCTTGGCTGCTTCCCACGCACGCTGACGCTGCTCGACTTGACGGTCGATGTATTCCTTCATGTGAGTAGTTGTCCTTTCGTGGACGATTGTTGGGCACGCAGGGATTTGGTATTCAGCCCGCTTCGGCTCCGAAGTCGGCGTCGTCCTGCGGCTCCGCAGCAACTACGTTGAGAACAAATCTAGCCGACGAGGCGTTGCAGTTCAAGTTGCTTCGCAAGAATCGAAGCGGGTACCTTGTCCGGCTGTTTGCGCAACTTGCCAACCACATCAGATAGCAACGAAGCCTGATCGTCGGATAGTTCCGAACCGGCTTCAAGAACGGTGATGGCTTCAGCCAACTTGTCGGCATCCAACGCCGTCCGCTCAGCCAACTTGTCCAAGCTGCGCACACTCGCCGACGTCGCAGCATAAGCAGGAAACCCTGTCACTACCGACACTTCGTAGAGTCGAACTTCTTTCAGTTCACGCACCGCACCATCGTCGGACCATTGGTCGCCACGAGCAGGAACCGAGAACCCGAACGACATCGAGTCCACATCACCACGCTTGATGAGTGTTGAAAGATCACGGCCGACTGTCGTATCGGGTAGATCGGCATCAACTTTCAGACCGCGTTCATCTTCCATGAGACGCAATGTCTTGGCACGAGTCGTGGCAAGAAGCATCGTCGAATCGTGGTTGAGGTACATGCGCACGTTGTTCTTTGACCGCAACGATTTCTTGAATGCACCCGGCAAGATACGCTCGGTGAACGGGAGCGGCTCGGAGTCGGAATTGAACACGGCGGCGTATCCGCTGAACGCCATCCCATCCCCGGCTGGACCTTCACGCAACTCAAACTGATTGACAGTGAGACGGCGTGTTTCAATCTTTTCGGTCATAGTAGACAATGCTAGTCCGAAGCGGATACTACTTGTCTAGGAATAGTTGAGACAAACGAGTCAAGGTTCTGAAATAGCCGAGACGGTCTTCGTCCTCACGAACTCGCTCCGCTTGACGCTCAAACCATTGCATCGCAGGCCCAGGGTTCAACGGGTCAATGCCCCACAAATAGAACGCAACCGCACCAGGTCCGGGGAACTGATCGTTGTCTGCATCCGAGTTCTTTGGAGCTTCGAGGTCTACCAGGTGTCTTGCTCCCCAAGCGTTTGCACGAATGACCTTATCCTCGCTGATTCTTCCCGCAGCCATGTCGCGGGCTTCACGAACAGTGCGTGCGACAAGACCGTCACCAGCGAGTCCCTGCCCGTAATAGTCCAAACCTTTGCGGGCGGCCGAACGAATGTACTGCGGAACATCGAACGAAAGTTGACGGTAGATGTTGATGCCGGGGTCGTAGTAGTAGGCGTTGTCTCCCGTGATGTCACCCGTCTGAATAGTTTGTCCTGGGTTGTCATTCGGCAATCCTTCCACTGGTGCCCATGCGTTGCAGTAGTACGACGGTGCCACGAGAGCATCCCAACGCTTGCAATAGAACTCTTTGTAGAACCCGCAATTCCCGCAGTTGTGATTTGCTGGCACGTCGTTCGATGACGCTGGCCGATAATTCTGCGGCAACGCACGCTCATCCAGCGACTTTGATTCCGAGTAGCGAGGATGGTTCGGGTGCAGCAGATCGTTGTCACCGACGTAGGCGGGATTCTCAGGTCGGCCGGTGCGGGCAAGGAACAGGAACGCGTTGACGCGGGCCATCGCCCACGCGCCACGCGACACGCCAGGACGATGAGACGTCGAGTAGGCACCGGCACCGCGACGGTAGACGGAACGCAACGCACCGACACGCACCCGAGTCCACTCGGGTCGGTCACGGTCCGACATGTCCTGATTGTGTTCTTCGGCTTTGTTGCCCAACGCCGTCTCGGTCGCCGCATCAAGCTTGATGTCGCCACCTTTCCCAGCAGCCGAACCCGGCTCGTTCTCTTCCGACCCAGTGATTTGGTCTTTCTTCGGGGCGGGTGCGTCCGCCCGAGCGTCGACGTCGTCTTCGTCGGGTTCGTCCTCGTCGTAGTAGTTGCGTTCACCGCCAGGAGGAATGTTCTCGGCGATTGACACCGCAACCATCTGGTCGATGGCATCCTGCTTGTTCGTATGGCAGCCGATGACCTCGCCATCTTCCTTGATGGTTGCCCAACCTGAACAATCAGGTGACGAGTCAGTGATGAAGTACGGCATGCCCTACTGCGTCTGATGCAACCAAGAAACTATGTGACCAGCCTTTGACGAAATCGCGTACATGATTTGCCCAGGAAACAACGTGAAATCATGCTCTGCACTCTTGGCGACACCTGCACCGAAACCGACTTGAACGGCCTGACCACCAAGATAGATCGTGTCCGTGTTGTCAATGTTCTGAACGTGCAGCAAACTTGGATTCACCGAACCCGTGTTCAACTGTGTCGCTACAGTTCCGACTGTTGCACTACCTGATGTCAATGGCATGGTTCACCTCTCAGAGCATCAACAATACTTGCAAGTCATCATCTTCGCCGAAGAATGTGATTTCACCCTGCGCCGATGCGGTCACACTTGCGACAATCGGTGAACAAGACGCCTGCACCGTCGCAGGAATCAACACAACTTCTTCTTCGACAATCTCAACGACAGGTTCAATCTTCTTGCGAGGCTTCGGCCTGCGATACGGATACGGCTGACCTCCACCAGACGGCTCAGGTTGCGGCTGCGGTTGCGGTGTCACCGATCCGATAGCCGACGCATCCAACCCACCCAATCCGGCGGACATCGTCCCGATAGGCGACACCACACCCACCGCAGACGCATCCAGAGAGCCCACAGACGCCGTGGCTGCACCAACCACCACCACAGTGCCAACCGCGCTCGATGATGCTTCTCCGAGGCTCCCAGACGCCAATCCGACGATTGTGACGCCACCAGTAGCCGATGCGATCAAAGACCCCAACTCGGCGACACCGTCCCCGAAATCCTCAATCGTCACCTCGCTCACATCAGCGAACAGCTCACCCAATGGAGCGTCAGCCACACCCGACACGACCGGCGTCACCGTCCCGGCAGCCGATGCAGTCAACCCACCGAGATTTGAGTCGGCCGTGCCGGGTGTCGTGAACGTCGTGCCATCCAGCACGCCCTGATCGAGCGTGGAAGTGTCCAGCACGAACGCTGGCGACGGGCCACCTAGCCCGACGTCAGCGTCGTCAAGTTCCGACTGGTCAAGGTAGAACCGTGTGACCACGGATGCCTCTTAGGAGGCGAGCGTCAGTGAGACGGTGAGTGAACCCGATGCGATGGTGAACGTGTCGCCTGCCGTGTAGGCGTTCGCAGTAATCGTTCCTGAGAACAAGAAGTTCCCTGCTGAGATGTTGTCCCATGCGGTGAAGTGGGTTGCGTCTTGTGACCCGGCGATGTTCGTCCAACTGAGCGCAGCATCGGACGCCAGCGAGCCTGATGAGGCTGCTGCAAATGATGTTTCCTTGCGGGTCGTTTCGGTTGCTGCGTTTGCGGTACCAGCTGCACCCGGATCACCGACATGCAATTTCACATACACGGTCGCAACGGCGAACGAAGTGTTGTTGCCGAGCGCGTCAAGCCACGCCCCAGCCAGATAATCGCTGATTCCCGTCGCCATTAGTCCTCAGGCCTTTCCGTGATGTGCAGGATTCGACCATCAGCGTCACGCTCAACCGTGCGCACCACGGTGCGCTGTTCTGGCACGTTCACGTTCACCACCGTTTCAGGAACATTGACGACCGGGGCGTCAACATGTACCGAAGGTGGCGTGACGTGGAAAACCTGTTCTGGCATGTTGAGATTCAGTTCGCGTGTTCCGGCGTCGTAGACGGTTGCCGGTGAGATTGGGTTGATGGCAGCGACCGGTTGCAGAGCTGCGGTCGGGACACCCGTGTGCTCAATCTCTGGCATGTCCAACGCCTTCAACACGGCCGCAGGCTGGAATCCTGAGGAGATGAGACGCTGGGCGATGGCGGACTTGCGATCCAAATCGGCAAGGTTGGCAGCGGTGATGTCGATGTTTGTGAGTGGTACTCGGTAGACGTCGCCGCCTTCGATGGGTGTCATGTCCTCAAATCGGCGAACATCGTTGACGGACATGTAGCCGTTGTTGAGTCCTGATTGGTAGGAGGCGTTGCGTGCTGCGATGTCGCCACGCAGAAGTCCTGCGGTGGAGAAACGCATGAACGCACGACCAGCCAACAGCACGCTGTATTCGGATTCAACCTTCGCCAAAATTGGGGTCAAAGAATGAACGAGGAACGACAAGTTGTTCGCCTCAACCGACGCATACGACATTGCACCGGGTGTCGTCACACCAATCATCGAAGGTGGCACACGGAAGATGCGTGCAATCTCCTCAACCGCAAACTGGCGTGACTCAATGAACTGCGACTCGTTCGGGTTCACACCCGTCTTCTCAAATGTCGCACCACCGAACAGGATTCCTGGGCGATGCGAACGACGCAAACCCTTATGGCCGTCCTCGAACGCATCGACGAGATTCTTGGCTTGTTCACGGGACAGGTTGCCAGGGAACTGGATGATCCCGGTCGTGGTTGAGCCTTGGCCGAAGAAGCGGGCTGCGAACTCTTCTAGTGCGCGTGCCAAACCGAGGTTCTCTTTCACCAAGTCGATGCGGGACTTGCCACGCAACTCACCCGGCAACGTCAAGTCACGAATGTGGATCATGTCCACATCCTCGATGCGGTCACGCGCATCATGCACATAGAACAAGCGGCCGTTGTTATCGCGGCGAACCTCAGTCGTCTGCGGATTCAACACCGACAAGGCGAGAACTTCGCCGTCCTCATCACGAATAATGCGAGTGAACGAGTTGCCGTTCAACAGCAGCGAAACGACGACCTGCTGGAAGTGGTCTTCTTTGGTGACGCCGATATCTGGTGCGTCAAGCCATGCAGGTCGTGGCCGATACTGCAATCGGACACCTTCTTGGCGAATGTACGCATCGACCGGCAGAGTGGAGATGGTGTCGGCAATCAAACGGACGCACGCATACACCGTCCCAATCTTGAGAGAATCATCCTGCGTGACATAGACACCAGAATTCGTCGTGAACGTGTACCCGTCACCGAGCGCAAACAACGACTGAAACGAAATCGCTCGTTCCTCATCGCCACCACGATTCAGCAGACGGTCAACAATCACTTGCCGTCATCCTTCGGTGCGATGCGAGACATGCTCCACGCAGAGATGAACGCAGCCACACCAATAGCCACGAACCCCAACGCCGGAGTCACCAACCATCCTGCAACCACGAAACACACCAATCCAATCAGTTCAAGCACGAGCACCTTCATTCCAACCTCCAATCGTACTTGACTCAGCCTAGTCACACCACGAAGAACCCAGGCTCAGCAACCGGGTCGGGTGTGGTAGTGGCACGATCCGTCGCAATCGCCAACGCAATCACCGCGTCAATCTTCCGCTTCGACTTACCCTTCGACAACGTCCACCCGTTGTCCTTCACACGCTGAGCGGCCGACAACACATGGTCACTGAACAACGGATTCCCATCATGCGCAATCTTCTGATTCACGATAAGTTCGTACAAATTCCCGCACGCAGGAATCATCCGAGCAGGCGACTGCGGAAACTCAACCATCGGAAACCCATCCTCCGCCAACGCCTCAGCCGTCCGCTGAAAGAACGCAGGGTCATACGCAATCTCCTGCACATCAAACCGTTGCGCCACCTCACGCAAATACGACTCCACCGACGACACATCCATCACCCCATCCTCCGGCAACCAAATCTTCGACCTCGCCACAATCTTGCCCTCAACATGCTGAACCAACACCACCGCCGTCGTATCACGCTTCAACGCCATGTCCACCCCAACCCACGTCGCAGCACCAGGCACAAGCTCCAACGTCGAACGACACAACTCCCACGCACCCTGAGGCAACCACGAATCAGCAGCCGTACGAACCCACTGATTCAGACGATACCTACGCACACTCACCTCAGACGTTTGACGCACCGCAATCTCCATGTCCTCCGGGTCAAGCAGACCTTCAGCCAGATTCGGATTCGCCTCCAACCACGCCTGACGATCATTCAAGTCACAACCCTCCGCAGCCTCCCACCACCAGAACCCGAACGTCTCATCCTCAATCTCACCACGACACACCTTCTGGCCGTAGCCGTACAACATCCCACAAATACTCGTCAGGTCATACCCAGCCGTCGTGATGGCCACAATCTGCGGATCACGACGAGCACCAGAACCGAGCGTCAACGCATCCCACAACTCCGAGTTCGGCTGAACATGCAACTCATCAAACACCACCGTCGACGGGTTCAGACCTTGCTGAAGTTTCGCATCACTCGACAACACCCGATAAACGCTGTGCGTCGAAGGCACCTCAATCGCATCCCGATACACCTTGCAAATCCCAGACAACGCAGGCGACTGCTGCACCTGCCACTTCGCCTCATCAAACACCACACGAGCCTGACGACGATCACCAGCAGCCGAATACACCTCAGCCCCATGCTCACCCTCGATAAGTCCGTAGAGGGCGATGAGTGACCCGATGAGAGACTTCCCGTTCTTACGACCCAAACCGATGACGCTTCGCTTGTACCGAAGCAGGCCATCAGACCGACGCTCATACAAAGCGTTGATGAGTTGCCGCTGCCACGGCGTCAACCGCAACGCTTCGCCAGCACGAATCCCTTTTGATACATGCATGAAAGTCTCCGCAAAGTCGGCGACCTTCCCACCCTCACTCCTCGGATACCTGCTCGACGTCGACCACCTTGGTGTTGCGACGGCGGAAGTTGTCGAGCTCATTAGCAACCCTTATCTCG